TAGGTCACGTCCTCGTAACCCTGTTGTGGTGCCGCACTCATTGCATACTCAACCCGTGCAAGCTCTTCACCTGCTGCATAGCCTTGCGAGAATGCATCCGACATACGCGGCTTCAGCTCCATGTAGTGACCGTGATAGCCGGTCTCAAAGCCGTGCCGAAACTCCCTAGCCAACATGCGCATTGCATGCTCCCAGCTCTTCGTTAGAGTCTCTTCGTAATCAATCATTGCGACCTCCCGTAGATCTCATGCATTGGTGATACCCGTTGTAATAGGCATCCGTCTTGTACTCCTGCGCGACAATCTTTTCCTCGCAGTCAGTCCAGCCGGCGATAAACGCCTGCTCACACAGCTCAAGGTAATCCTGTAGCCGTGCATCCATCTCAGCCTCACCGACAGTCTTGGGCCGGTCAGTAATCCAGAACAGCGCATCCAGCTCTTCTTGGCTCAATAACTTATCGCTCATAGCGACATCCCCCTCTCATATTTGTAGGCGGACATATCATCTGGCTCGCCCATCTCAGCGTTAAATTTGTGCGACTCTTCCACGAGGTACTTCTCTAGGAACCAGCGACAACCATCCCAATACAAGTCGCGCGTAGTATCGACCCACGGCCCTGATGCCTGACTATCAACAAACAGATTCATCAGCCACTCAGCCATGTCCTTACGGCACGACTGCTCTGACACTTTGTAGAACACTTCAAAAATGGCAGTAGACATTACTTCGTCGTAATCATTAAGAAACGCCCACGCGACTAGCTCGCCACGCGTCTCGCCAACGATTAGATCAATGTCTGATTGCCAACCCGGAAACCTCTCATTGAGGTCATAGATATCAACGTACATAGCTTTCTCCCGTATGTGCTTAATTGCACATTAGAGATACTACATACATGCATGGCGTGTTGCAACATCTGAAACAGATATTGTTATAGGTGCATTGCTAGGTGTGTCGCCTTACGCGACAGCGAGGTGTTCTACGTGGAACTTATGGGTACTCTCCGGTACGAATCATGTGGGCTACTTCCTGTGCCCGGTTGCCTACCTGGGTGGCCCAGCGGGAGTCCAGAAAGTGCTCTGCTGCATCAGAGTAAGCACCGACAGCCATAGAGGATAGGGCGTTCTTAAAGTTAGCCAATCGGCTAAGGCCCAGGTTGAAGCACATATTGATCAGCGCGTCCTGACGTACATCATCGAGGTCAGAGAACCACGAGTAAGTCTCTAGCTCTTTACGGCACCGATTGATGTCATTCTCTAGAAGGTAGTCGATCTCATCGTCAGACAAGCCAAGGCCCGAGTCAGCAATGTTTCGCCCTACGCCGATAGTCTCGTAACCCGCAGAGCAGAGGTATACGTGCTTGCGCACACCCTCATGGATTCGTAGTTGATCAGATAGCTTGCTCATTTGCCGCCCTTACTAGCTCCGAAGTAGAAGCTCACCACAGAAGACACGATGCCCCCGAGATAACCCAGCACCAAGTTAACGACATTGAGGTCGTTGTCATCAGCAGGCTGGAGAGTAACGAGCAGAACGTAGCCGCCAAAAAGCATGATAGACATAAGCGCGATCGCTCATGCCGTCCAATCTTCTGAGAAAGATTCCCCTGCATGTTGTATATCCTTTGTTTCTAACGCGAATACATCAACTTCAAGCTCTTTCATCCGTACTTCAAAGTCAAGCTCAGCTTTCTTGATCTCTGCTAGTTGTTCTGGAGTAGCCTGTGAGAGCGCTCTTTCTAGTTTCTGAGGAGTTGGATCGCAACCCAGTACCTCGGCAAGCATACCTGCCGCCGCACCACCTACAGGGCCTCCTAGGGCCGCTCCTAGGGTAGGAGCTAACTGACCCACCAATCCTTTAATCTTGTCGAAGTTCATAGCAAATACTCCGCGCCTTTAAGTACGCCAACAATCAACAGGCTGTTACCAAAGATCATCCGCTCAAGGCGTTTAAACTGATCACCGCCATCATCAAGCCGCTTCTCAATACGATCCAGACGGTCATCAATAGACTTACGAAGGATCTCGCATTCTGCCTGATGTATCTCAATTCGCTTCAAGGCTTCTTCGGCGGTGTTCATTAGTTGCCTCCCAATGGGTTAGTAGCGTCGATGGCCATCCAAAGGTCATCCATATCACGCTCAAATCTTTTTAGTCGAGCATCTAGCGTGCTAAGGCTTTCCAGCTTCGTAGCTACTTTTAGCTCTGACTCGCTTGATGTTTTTTCTACGCTGGCTATCCGATCACGGATATCTAACAATTCTTTCTGCGCATCCATGATCTGCATAAGGTTTGCGCCTAACTCTGATAGCTTGCCTTGTAGATTCTCTACATCTGCCGCCGTCATGGCCTGCTCCATGTTAGATAGCTTTTTATCCATGTCCTGTAGGCGAATAGCATTCATGTCACGTAGGTCATCAAAGCGTGTTGCCAGTGCGTCAGCTTGGGCAGTAGCGGCAATAACAGCTTCGCTTTGTTCATTAAGCTGTGCAAAGAACTGAGACGCCGCCCAGATTCCGCCACCAATTGTTGAGCCAAAAGTCAACACAATAGCAATCCAAACGCCCTTGATGGACGTCCCGCCGACATTAACTTCTAAGTCTTCAAGAGCCATACAAACAAGTCTCCCGCTCTGCTGGATCTTGGATAAACCAGCAACCACCTTCTGGGCTAGTAATAAAGAATGTTGATTCTTCGCCTAAGCTAATAATCTCTGCATTAGTTTTAAAGTAACCCGCAAGATCTAATGACGCAGACATTGTTGCATCCTGTCCCGCCCACTCAATCGTCAACACACCCGTTGTCGCATCAAAGAACGACGTTTGAGATTCCTCATACGTTACGTTCATGGCATACGCAGAATCATTGGCGCTCTCTATCAAACTTGGGTCATTAGCTACTGCCATGTATGCCGCCGCTGTTTGTGCCGCCGCTTCTACTGCCTGCAAAGACTCGTTGTACGTATCAACCTCTTGATCATCGAGAAGCACATCCTTTGCATCCATGTACTCCTGAAGTGCAATAGCCTCACGAGAGTCAGGTGCCTCTTGAGCATCCTGTGCCATTTCGTTAACTGTTACTACTTCGATAAGAGCAACTGCCGCGTCAACGTAGTCATCAACAACTTGGCTTAAATTATCCATGGCTTGTTGAGACTGATCTTGGAAGTATTGGTCGGCGTTAGGATTCCATGTGTAATTAGCATTCTGGAACTGAAGCACTGCGTTGTTGTACGCATCTTGCTTGGCCTTAGTAATTAAGCCCGGATCAACTGTGCCAGTAGGAGCAATGCCGCCAACGTCAGCATAATCCCACATACCACCAACAGCTTGAATGCCGTACTTAAACGTGTCACGCAACGCTTGAGAGTTGGTAACTAGGTTATCAATCTCGTTCGCGCTTGCTGGTGCGGAAGCGATCACTAAGACTGCCAGACTCTTGAGCTTCACCATTACCATCTCCCGTTAGTAGTTGATCGTAAAATGTTTGGTTGTCTTCGTAGTCAGGGATCCACAGCATCGGATTTGACTTAACTTCTAACAACGCATTCTTTCCAACTAATAACCTTCCCCCTTTAATAATCGGGCATGGCGTAGCAGACATAAACATCGCTCTCCATACCTGCGCGTTCTGACACATAAGACTCACGCTTGCTACCTTCATACCCATGTTAGATAGCGTTATGGCATTTAGCCTCCTGTTGCACTCCTCATCTTGCAGGTACTTGCCTGATGACACCCCAAAGCCAATCATCTGCACACCGCCTGAGATTGACTTTAAGCACGATTGTTGCCCATTACTCATAAGGCTTGGACTTATCGCACTGCTGGCTGGCATCTGCCTACCTGCTCCGGCTCCTTGGTTAATAACCGTTTCGCCGTTGTTGCTGTTTATCGTATTAAGATCACCTTCAATGTTCGATGACCCTTCAATTTGTCCAGGCTCTCTATCCTGCGTTTCTGTCGGCATTTGCGCTGAGGCACATAACGGCAAAACCGCAAGAAAGAGAGCAAGTAGACGCATTAGCTTGCAGTGTAACCCTGCCCTGAAGTGACTGCGGCATTAGCGTTAGTCATGTCCTCGCCATCCCAGTCAGTCTTGGCAACCATAAGCTGTAGGTGTTCTACGTTACGGTCAACAATGTTTTGACGGTCTGCGGCATCCAAGTCGTCTTGGTTACCAGCAACGATGTCGTTGATTAGATCTACGCTATGGCCCATAGCAGTAAAGTCTTGTGTGCGCTCTTCAGCAGTTCTTGCTTCGTCAGTCATGGATTATCTCCTTAGTTTGGTTGTAATGCCGCAATTTCAGCATCAGTTAAAGTCGTGCCGCACGTAGCGCACATTTTATCTGGGATTGGACTAGGCACATTTACAGAATCAGGATCGTAAGTGCTACCACAGTCTGGACAAGTTTGATTAGCCATAATTATGTACTCTGCATTGTAATAGTGAAGCCGCCAGTAGTTGTATGAACCTCAATTTCTAATTTGTAGCTGTCGTAATTTGCGCTTCTGTTGGCGTTGTAGACAAGCGTATGGTCATCAGCACCATTTGAAGTCCAAGACAATGTGCCTACATTAGTCAAGCTAACTTGACTTGTAACACTCATTGTTCCTACAGCCTCTGTAGTACCCGACGCGTCTTTTCTAAGAACCGCCATCCCTTCGTGTGTATTACAAACGGCTGAACCAAAAGGAAGCTGTGTTGCTCTTACTCGCACTGAAATTAAATTGTTTGTAGAGCCACCGCTAATTCGCACTAAATTTATTGTGGGATTATCAAAATTTGAAGAATCTGAAAAGCCTGTTTTGTACTCGTGATCCGTTCCTGAGTCGCCATAGTCATTGAGTTTTAAATGATAAAGTTCGTTGTTAGTATGTACTACAGGATTACCGTCACCATCTGACAAGACGATGTTGTTGCTTGAGGTGCGGATGTCGAGGCCGCCTTGGTTGCCTGTGAACTTACCAAGGACGGTGTTTTTAGAACCAGTAGTTACATAGAAGCCTGCATCTGGGCCAACAAATGTATTTTTAGTTCCGGTTGTGTTGCCGTAGCCTGCGTCAGCCCCTACAAAAACATTTTGACCGCCTGTTGTAGAGCTATACCCAGCTCTGTAACCAATGGAAGTGTTAGTTGATGCGGTGCTAACACTATAGCCAGCTTGCCCACCTACTGAGGTATTAAGCTTACCAGTGTAGTTTGTACCGCCTTGACCTGCCCCAAAGCCGATAGAAGTGTTGTACGTCGATTCATTGTTTCCAGTATGGTAGTAGCCAGCGTACATACCTACTGCAACGTTACGACCTGCATTAACGTTTGAGTACATAGCGTCACGACCAATAGCTACGTTGTCGTAAGCTATCGTAGAGCTACGTAAGGCTCTTGCACCTATTGCCGTGTTTTCATCACCAGTGGTAAATGCCGCACCAGCCTCAAAACCTACTGCTACTTGGTTTTGTGCTGTGGTATTAGCGTACAGAGCCAAATAACCAACAGCCGTGTTCTGTGCCGCTGTTGTACTGCTTCCAAGTGCTGATCTTCCGAGTGCTGTATTACTACTTCC